TGGTCGATGTGGTCATGCGACGATCTCCGCGTCCGCGAACAGGCTTGCTTCCTGCTTGCGGCCCTTCGCCGCTTCTTCGAGGTTCTTCACCGCCTGCCGGTAGTAGGCCGGCTTGAGCTCGATGCCGATGGCTCGCCGTCCGTTCAGCACCGCCCCGTAGGCTTCGCTGCCGACGCCCATGAACGGAGTCAGCACGGTCTCGCCGGCCAGACTTCGCAGATGTACGACCCGCTCGATGACATCCAACTGCAGCGGGTGCATGTGCCGCTCGTCATCCTCTTCGCGGGCTTCCTTGTACGGCAGCGTCCGTTCAAGCCGAACGTCATCCCAGAAAGCCGACGCGTACTGACGCCACACCCAGTGCGAGTAGCGGTTCTCAATCTGCTTGCCCTTGTGTCCGCGATACTTCAGAAGCTCCGCCGGCACCTGCCGCTCGCCCGCGTATTCGAGTAGCCCGTTCGGGTTGACCACTGGCACCGGGTTCTCGCCGTCCTTGCGGAACAAGAGCAGGCAATCCGCCGAGGCGACATCGCAAAGGCTCGCGTCAGTGACCACCTGCTTGTGGGCAAGCCCCTTCGCCATCGTGCGATTCCGCACCCCGAGCGGCTCCTTCCAGATGAAGTGCCGGCACCAGAACCGCCAGCCGAGCGACTCGTGAAGGCGGATGATTTCACCGGGGAAGTCGACCAGCCCGCCGGGCGAAGTCTTCCGCGGGATGTCCATGCAATGAACGGCTGAAAGCCGGCCGGGCATGGTCACACGGTGGATCTCGCCAACCACGAAAGCGTAGTGGTCAAAAAACTCGGAGTGACTGCGGCAGTTGCTGAGGTCACGCTCAGAACTCGAGTAGTGGTAGAGGCACCCTGCACCCTCCGCCGCAAACGGCGGCGAGTAGATGCTGAGATGCACCGACTCGTCGGGAATGCTCTGGAGCACCTCGCAGCAGTCGCCGTTGTAGATGGCGTACTGGTCGGTGATTACTTGTTCGCTGCAAGCCATGTCGGAATCCTTTCGCTGTGGGGAAACGTCCTACGGTGGTCGACGGCCAGGGCGTTGCCCATGTGCCGCACCAGTGACTCGAACATCCGGTCGGCGGCGTCAGCCTTGCGTCGCAGGTTGGAGAGCACGCCAACCTCGCCCTCGGTGGCGATGACATGCACATCGACGGGCTGCGTCTGCCCGAACCGCCAGCAGCGGCGAACGGCTTGGTAATACTGCTCCCACGAGTGAGAGGCGAACGTCACCACACTGTGACAGTGCTGCCAGTTGAGACCGAAGCAGCCGATCTTCGGCTTCGTTACCAGCCGCTTGAGTTCGCCCCGCTGGAACGCAAGTAGGATTTCTTCCTTCTCATCTTCGCTCTGCGAGCCGCTCACCTGCCGGCAGTCAGGAATCAGCCGCTCGAGCAGGTCGGCCTCGTCGTTGAGATGGCACCACACGACCGATGCCGCATCGTGCCGCCCGACGATTCGGGCCGCTTCTTCGCAGCGGTCATCTAGCGTGATGCGTCGCTCTTCGCGTTGGTCTTGCAGGCTCTCGGCAGGCAGGGAAAACAGCATCCCCGCCCGCGTCTTGCTGCTATGCACAACCACCTCATGCTCGCGGAGCGGCGGCAGCACGAGCCGACCGTCATCGAATCCCAGGTCGCTGGGCTTGCGGCAGGCCCGCGCCCACGAGCACACCCATCGCCAGAACGGTTCCTCCGCGTGGCCCCGGAATCTATACGCCTTGCGGCCCCACCCGAGGTAATCCTTGATGATGTCTTCCTTGAAGAACCGCGAGAGCATGTCCTGATAGCCCAAGTAGCCGAGGGCTTCGCTGGATGTGCCGAGCTCGTGGTAGTCGTTCGGTGCCGCGGTCGCAGTGCAGAGCAGGCGATAGGGAATCGTCCGCATGAACTCTGTGACGGCTGCCTTGGTCGCACCATCGAAGTTCTTGAGGATGCTCGACTCGTCGCAGATGACACCGCCGAAGTCATCCGGGTTGAAGTGGTGCAGCCGCTCGTAGTTCGTGACTACGATGCCCGCCTGGGGCTTGCCTCCACTGGAGCGAACAGCCTCAATGCCGAACCGCTCGGCCTCGCCTACGGTCTGGTAGCTGACCGCGAGCGGCGTCAGGGCGAGCGTCGGCTTGCCCGTGTGGGCCTTGACGTTCTCGCCCCACACCAACTGCATAGGCGTCTTGCCCATGCCGCAGTCGGCAAAGATTGCGGCCCTGCCTTTGCGACACGCCCACCGCACGAGTGCGGATTGGTAGTCAAAAAGCCAATCCGGCAGAAACTCGGGGTCGAACCCGTGGTCGCCGTCGACTTGCTGCTTTGACGCAAGGAAATCGATGTATGAGGTAGCGGTATGTGCAATCACTTCTGAGCCTCCAGTTCTGCAGCCTGCCGAATCAACCGCTCGCCAATCGCCCTCACCTTCGGGGCGAGCACCGCCAACGCCGCCTCGGGCGTCTCTTGCCAGTGATGGTCGAGCGGATGCCGCACGGGCTCTGTCTTCCATCCGAAATCGCGGAACTGCTCAACGAAGTTCCCGCACGCACTGAGGTAGCCCGATGTCGTGTAGACCCCAATGCCGCTCTCGGCGTTGGCCCGGTCGTGGATCTGCCCGATGTAGAGCGGCTTGCGGTCTTTCATGACGCTGGCTCCTCTTCGCGTGCAAGGTGCTCAAGCAGCGGCAACGCTTCCTCCGCGAGCACGCGGAACGAGAGCCGTTCCTGCTCGGGCGTGTGCTCGTCTTGAGCCAACGCCTTGCGAATCACTTGGGCAACAGCCGATGCGGCGATTGCTGGGGCGGTCTTCATGGCTTCCTTTCCTTCGGTGTATTGGCGGCCCGTAACGTGGGCCAGCCGGTCGAGTCACTGCACAGGCAACGAGGTGTGAGCAGCCTCAACTGCGGTGGTCTGGTCGATACTCCCGCGGAACGACCCATGCGGCTCCGATGACAGCCGCTGCGGCCAGGGCGGGCCGGTCGCAAAGTCAGTGAGACGCCGCCTCCGCCTGAGCTTCGGCGGAGTCAAAGGGCACGCTATCGCGGTCGGACTCGAGGAACTCAATCCGCGAATGAATGAGGTCGAGCAGTTCGTCAGCCTGGAACGGAGCGAACGTCTTATCCTTGAGCCGCAAGTCAACGCGGGACCGCAACGCTTCGAGGGCGTCAACGCTCGCCGCCTTCTCAATCGCCGCTCGGGCGTTGTCGAACGCCGAGCCAGTTGATGCCGCCGGAGCCGGCTCGGGAGCCGCTGCCGTCTGCGTCACGCGAGCCTGCGGCAGATCTGCAGTCGGGTAGTCCTGAGCCTCTTCCGCCGTCACAAGACCCTTGAGAACATCGGGGAACGCGTCCCTCAATGCGAACCCGCGAGCCCGAAGTTGGAGCATCCGCCGAGGGTACTGCGTCCACGGGCCAGACTTGCCGGCAAGCCCGGCTCGCTTGGCATCGGTGATGCTGAACCGGGCGACGGTTGGCTTTTCGTAGCCCCGCCGCTTGGCCTCGCACACGGCGACCGCCTGCTCGCCATCGCCTTCAATGTGCTCACGCACGTACTCGCAGACTGCGCTCGCCATCACGACCGCGAGGGCCGCGTCGCCCCAGATCGCCGGACGCCCGTTGATGCACGCAATGTTCTGCAGGGCCTGCATCGGGCTAAGCCCGATCTCGCTGCCGTGCTGGATCGCCAGCAGGCAGGACTCGGGCTTGCCCCTGAAATCCTTCGGGGCGAAGTCAGAGTTGGCCACCATCTTGGCGAACCGGAAGGCGTCTTCAAACGAGGCGAGGGCCAGCCCCCTCGCGGGCGTCGTTGTTGTGCTGAGCTCTGTGCTCATCGGTCGTGTCCTTTCGTCCTGCGTCCTTGAAAAAGCCGGCTTCCCCGTCCTGGGTGACCGGCACCTGCGTCCGTGCCAGCCCGGCTCCGCCGGGACTCCGTGTGCGTCAGATCCGCTCGAGCTCTTCCGTGTAGAGCCGCAGCCGGCCCTCGGCGGTGTCCACAAGCCAGGTGCCAGCCGGCTCGCAGCAATGCACCGTGCCGGTCTGGTAGCCACCGCCAAACGCCTTGGGCACTCGCACCTGCTGGCCAGGCGTCGGCCGCCAGACGCGGCCGTAGAACTCAGCCATCGCGGCCTCGGCGGCAGCGGCTTCGCGGTGGTGGGGATCGGTCGTCTGCATTGGGGTCTCCTTTTCCTTGGGTGGCGTACTGTACACGTGTTCACCTACGAGTCAAGCGGGCACCAGTGCGGTTCCCCAATCGGAAGCATTGCGGCAGCACTGTACCCGAATCGGAACCATTGTCAACCACTGACGCCAGCGGAAAGAATCCGCAGGGCGATGATCAAAAGCTCGAGCAGCAGCTGGGTGGTCATGGTGGCCCTCCTTGGCCTTTAGGATTCAGCGGCGACGTGCCGCTGGTGTTCGATGATTGCCCGCCCGATAAGCTCCACGATCTGCGGCACTACG